GAAGTTGACGCCGACGAAGACGATGCCGAAGAAGAAACTGAATTAGAACAATCTGCCCTAGGAGGACAAATCATGCACTATAATGCATTTGAACAAAATGTAAATGACGAAAAAGAAATTCGCCACTCACTTGAAGCTGCTTTGGAAACCGCTAAAAAAAGTGGTCGTACAGTAGGTCAAGTTCTTTCTGAAATGGACGGCGGGGATACTCTTAAACACTCAATGAATAACATTGACAAACTTTTCCCTGACCATGCACTTCAAGGTGGAGTACAAGTAATCTACTCTCCTAACACTGCTACTGAACACATTCTTAGCCGCGTAACTAAAGTACCAACTGCTTTCGTTAAATCTATCATGACAGATCTTTCTGACTTGACTGACGAACAACTTCGTGCTAAAGGTTACATCAAGGGAACTGAAAAGAAAGAACAAATCATTTCTTTCTTGTCTCGTAAGACAGACCCACAAACAATCTATAAAAAACAATCAATTGACCGTGATGACCAAATTGATATCGGTCAACAACTTAATGTCGCTGCATTCTTCAACCAAGAAATGCGCATTAAGTTGAACGACGAAATTGCACAAGCAATCCTTGTATCTGACGGACGTAACACTGGTGACGCTGCTAAAATCAAAGAAGACAAGATTCGTCCAATCACTAAAGACGAAGACTTCTACACAATCAAAGCTACTTACAACCCTAAAGCGCTTCTTGACGTATTCCAAACAGTTGCTGAAGAAAAGACTAAGATGCTTGGTTCTGGTACTCCATCATTGTACATGAACCCACTATTCTTGACAAAACTTCGTTTCCTTCGCAACAAGAACGAACAATGGGTATTCGGTGGACAACAACCTGCTACTAAAGAATATCTTGCTTCATTGTTTGGTGTTGCTGAAATCGTTGAAACAAACTTCTTGAAACCTGAAGAAATGATCATGGTTAACTTGGCCGACTATCAAATCGGTACAAACCGTGGTGGTGAAGTGAACACATTCGAACACTTCGATATTGACTTCAACAAACAGAAATACTTGATCGAAACTCGCTTGTCTGGTGCTCTTACTCGTGCTAAATCTGCAGTATACTTCAAACCTGCCGATGGATCAGCTGCGACATCAGGACCAGCTGCAGCTGGAGTTCCTGGGGGATAATCCATGAAGTTTAGCGGAAAAGCTGGTTTTAGAATTGATGACGTAGAAATCGAACCTGGTGTCTACGAACCCACTGTAGTAGTTAAGTCTATCAAAGGGACTGTGGTAAGTAATTATTACCAACATCAAAATAGCGACAAATCAACAATTGATAATGTTCGCATTACCAACCAGCTGTCAATTGTCGCTAATCAATTTTTAAATAAACACATCGCAAATTTGGTGTACATCGAATTTCAGGGGGTCAAATGGAAAGTCGAAAGTTTCGATATTCGACCTCCTCGCGTTGTTGTTAGTTTGGGAGGGGTCTATAATGAGCAATCGACTTGATATTCATAACATGATTCTGAAAGCTGTTGAACTAACCGGTGAGAGGTATAAAGTTTATTATAACCCAATCGCAAACGTAAAATTAGAATACCCATGTATAATTTATCGACGTAAAGGCATTCATCAACGACATGCTGATGATATTAGATATCATACTCATACGTCGTATCAATTAACAATTATTGATAAACGGGTAGAATCTCCTGTTGTAGAAAAACTACTTGAGAATCAATATTGTACTTACAACAATGAGTTCGTATCAGAGAATATGAACCACACTATTATGACACTTAATTCTGGAGGAATTACAAATGGCTAAACTAGTATTTGACGAACTAGGAAAACGTTTCTATGAGACCGGTGTATCAAATGCCGTTCTTTATCCACAAGCAGACGATGGATTATATCCTAAAGGTGTTGCTTGGAATGGTATTACTGCTGCTAACGAATCACCATCAGGTGCTGAGTCTAATGACCAATACGCAGATAACATTGTATACTTGTCTCTAACAGGTGCTGAGAAATTTGAAGGCACTATCGAAGCATTCTCTTCACCAGCTGAATTTGACGAATGTGATGGTATGAAAGAGCTTTCTAAAGGCCTTACAGTTTCACAACAAACTCGTAAACCATTTGGTTTCGCATACAAATCAATTCTTGGTAACGACATCAAAGGTAACGACTATGGTTACAAACTTCACATCTGGTATGGATGTAAAGCTGCGCCTTCTGAACGCTCTCACACTACTGTGAATGATAGTCCAGAACCACAAAACCCATCATGGACAGTTTCATCAACTCCAATTGCGGTTCCAGGCGCTAAACCATCTTCTGTATTGACATTCAACTCAACTACAACACCTGCTGACAAACTTAAGAAAATCGAAGATATTCTTTACGGAACTGATGAAGCAGATGCTCGTCTTCCATTGCCATCAGAAATTATTGAGTTGTTGAAATAATTATTTAACATAGGAGGTACTCGATTATGCTCAAACAACAAGTAACATATGAGGATTTCGATGGAAATACTCAAAGCGAAACTCTATACTTTAACCTTAACCGTATGGAGTTGATTTCTTTCCAAAAACGCTATGGTAGCGAAAACATGGAAAACTACATCAACAAATTAATTGAAGAAAAACAAATTGAACCAATGTACGATTTGTTGAATGATTTTGTATTGACTGCTTATGGTGTACGATCAGAAGATGGTAAACGTTTTATCAAGAATGATGAAATTCGTGAAGAATTCAAACAATCATTGGCTTATGAAGCTTTGATTGAGGATTTCCATGACGATTCTCGTAAAGTTCTTGAAAAATTCATCGCTGGTGTAACGGCTCATATTCGTGGTCTTAATACAGCAGCTGCTGGTACAGCAAACTAATTAACACAATGGAGGCGTGTATTTTACCCGCCTCTTTTTGTTTTTATAAAATGTTTGAGGTGTGAATATTATGTCTGAGTTTTTAACTATAACTTTGGATGAGCTTGAAATGTGGGATGACAGCATATCTCAATTTATTATAACAGAACCGAAACAAGATGTTACTTTTAGATATACTCTAACTGTGTTAGATAAATGGGAGACTAAATACAGAAAGCGTTTTATTGATAATTCTAAAAATATTGAACAAGATGAAATTCTGGATTTTATTGTAATGATGGCTGATAAAGAATTTGATATTTCTAGACTCACCGAAAGTAATTTCAAAGATATTATCAAGTACATGGAGACTACTCCAAGTGCCACCGAATTACCTAAAAATAATTCTAGTCACGGTAACGGGTATCATCGAAAGAAAATATTTACATCTGAGATAATTTATGCAATGATGGCTTTGAATCATATTCCGTTTAACTGGGAAGATCGAAATCTAAATAAATTGATTATGTTACTTAACTGTGTTGGATCATTACAAGAGCCTCCTAAGAAAATGACACGAGCTGAAGCAATGGAAGAACATCAGGCACAAGTTCTTAGAAATAGAAAAATACTTGAAGAACAGAGAAAAAAGATGAATGGATGATTATAAATCATGAGAATTCAGGAATATGGTGATTTTGGAAATTTAGAAAAATATTTAAAAAAGTCACGAAGAGCTAATCTTGACGTTTTGGGACAAGCAATTGTCAATGCTTTACGAGATGCCACTCCTGTAGAATCAGGTGAAACTGCGAATGCATGGGGGTATAAAATCGTAAGCACGTCTCGAGGTCTGGATTTAGAAATTTACAATACGCATATTAATGATGGAGTCAACATAGCTATAATTTTGCATTATGGGCATGGTACTGGTACCGGAGGTTATGTCCCTCCAAGACCATATATAGATTCTGCCATTGATGCTGCGTATAAGAAAACTATTAATAAAGTTTTAGAAGATTATCTAAAATAGAAAGGTAAACTATGGCTGGATATGTAGATGAAAAAGTCGCCAAGGTCACCTTAGACAATAAAGGATTTTCTAAGAATGCTGATGATACTATCTCCGCATTGGAACGAATGAAAAGAGCCTTTAGTAAAGTCAATGGTAAAGATGCGACTAGAAACATAGCCTCAGATATGTCAGAGATGAATAACGCAATTTCTTCATCAACACAAAAATCTGAGGGATTACTATCTCGCCTTAAAGGAATTTTTAACCGAAGCGCTCAGGGAATTGATATGTCTGGCGCTGGTCAATCCATTGATAGAATGAATACCGATGTTGCGAGCAAAACCGCTACTACATCATCTATTCTATCTCGACTTAAAGGTATTTTCCAGAAGGCAGATAACCATCAAGGATTTCCAAATTCTATTAAATCTATTGATGGATTGAATTCAAAGGTATCAGGATTTGATGCTAGTCCATTATCTAATGCATTTTCAAAAGCTGCTAGCTCAGTACAAAACTCATTATCGGTAATGGATATTGCTATGGGTAATGTGTTAGGTGGAATGATGCAAAAAGCTATAGGCTTTGGTAGTCAATTTTTAAGAGGGCCTGTAGATGGTCTTGGCGAATATAACAACAAACTAGGATCTATCCAAACTATCATGACGAATACGGAATGGGAAATTCCTGATAGTTCATTACGTATGAAAAAAGTATCTAAGTCATTGGAAGATCTTAATGATTACGCCGATAAGACTATTTACTCATTCGCTGATATGACCCGAAATATCGGTACGTTTACTGCAGCGGGTGTAAGCTTGGATAAATCAGCAACCGCGATTAAAGGTATTTCTAACTTGGCTGCTGCTTCTGGATCGAATACGCAACAAGCTAGTACTGCCATGTATCAATTATCTCAAGCATTGGCTGCTGGACGTGTCGGTCTACAAGACTGGAACTCGGTAGTTAATGCCGGTATGGGTGGTAAACTATTTCAAGATAGATTAACACAGACTGCCGAAAAGATGGGACATGCGAGAGATATGACAAAATCTTTCCGTGACTCGTTGAAAGATGGTTGGTTAACTTCTGAAGTATTATTGGAAACTTTGAGAGAATTTTCTGAAGACCAATCAATGCTTGATGCTGCAACCAAAGTTAAATCCTTCGGTCAATTGGTCGATACCGTTCAGGAAGCTATTGGTTCTGGATGGGCTACAACATGGGAATATTTTCTTGGCGGATTTGAAGAAGCTAAAAATATGTGGACCAAAATTGGCGATTTAGTTAACCCATTCGTGTCAGATGATCAAGGAAAATATTATGACTCCGTTCTTGAAATGGAACGAAGTTTAGGTAACTATCGTAATGCCATGTTAAAAACATGGAAAGACCTTGGTGGACAACAAAGCTGGTTTAATACTATTGAAAATAGTTTTGCTATTGTATTCAATTCATTAACAAATTTAAGAAAAGGATTCCGTGATATAATCGGAACATATAAAGATTCTGCACAAGCATTATACCAAGTAACTCTTAAATTAGAGGAATTTACATTCAAAATTCGTAACTGGCAAGCATTACAAGATACAATGGTTGCCATTGGTAGAGCATTTGGTGCTGTATTTACTGGCGTTCTTAGTGTCATTGGTAATGTTGCAAAAGGTATGGCTTCTGTTGCGGGTTCTGCGAATGGATTTCTATTTATTATTCAAGATGTGGCTAAAGGAATAGAGAAATTCTTCACTGCGTTAAAAGCTGAAAAGGCGCAAGCTGGATTTGTCAAATTTGGACAAGCTATTGGTAATGTCTTGGGTATTTTTGGATCTTTGTTCAGAATTGCTGCGACTATAGTTACATCTTTCTTTAAAGCATTTGCTCCTTCAGGTAATGGATCAGGATTCTTAGCATTCATGACATTACTTGAGAAGGTCACTGGCGCAATTCGCAAATTTGTAGAAGGTATAGAACACGCTATACAATCATCAAACCCATTTAAAACAGTATTTGAATTTTTAGCGGCAGGCGTTAAAGGATTCCTATCAATATTTGATAAATTAATATCAAAATTGTCTAAAATTAATGGTATTTCTTTAGACGGAATAGTAAATTCTATAAAGAAATTATTCTCACCAAGTAATATTAAGGGCGGGGATGCATTAGTTAATACCGTTAAGAGTATTTTTACATCCTTAAGTGGCGCTGTCAAAGAAGGCATTGGTGTATTCAAGAAGAATTTATCAATATTTAATCTTTCAGATATCCTAAAAACTATGTTAGTAGGATTTGCTGGATTTAAAGCTTTCAAAATGTTTAAGGGCGGAGATGATAAAGGTGGTGGATTCCTATCTCCTATTTTAGATCCAATCAAAGAACTCGTTGAAAAAGGCGATGAAATCGTATCTAAAGTTTCAGGTGTTCTTGACGGCTTAAAAGATGCAATTAGTTCATTCACAACAGGTATTAAAGCCGGAACATTATTGATGATTGCAACGGCTATCACTATGTTGGCTGTATCGATGAAAGTTCTAGCTGGAATGTCTTCAGAGGAAATAGTACGTGCCGCATTGGGCATTGCTACTGCTAGTTATATTCTTACAGCCGCCATGAAACGTCTAGCCGGTATGGAAAAGATACCTCCTAGCACTGCTATCAGTATGATTGGTTTTGCTTTAGCTATTAAAATTATGGCAAAAGCTATGCGTGAGTTAAGTACGCTGAATGAAAATCAACTTGTCAAATCTGCTGGTGGTGTAGCTGCAGCTTCGCTTATTTTAGTAACTAGTATGAAGTTGCTTTCTAAAGTAGACAAAATAAAAGTTGGAGCTTTTAAATTAATAGCGTTTGTACTTGCTATTCGTATTCTTGTTAAATCGATGACCGAATTAGCAAAATATGATTATGAAGATTTAAAACGAGCAGTAACATCTATTGGCGCATTAATGTTGTCATTATCTACAGCTATGCGTATTATGAACAATGTTAAGATTAAACTAAGTGCAATACTCGGTTTAGTTGTATTTGTTTACGCAATAAAAGAATTAGTTAATGCATTAATTGATGTATCAATGATTGAATACGATGACATGGTAACCGGTGTTCAAGGTCTCGGATTCTTATTTACAGCCTTAGTCGCTTCTTCACAGGCTCTAAGGGGAGCAAATCCATCTCTTAAATCTCTCGCATCATTATTAGTATTCACGTATTCAATAAAAGAATTGGTAAATTCGTTAATCGACGTATCGATGATTGAATACGATGATATGATTACCGGTGTCAAAGGAATTGGTTTCTTATTCACTGCGCTTGTTGCAGCAACACAAGCTTTAAGAGGCGCAAATCCATCTCTTAAATCTCTCG